TTAACAAATTAATTAATTTTTTAATAAAGGAGACCGAATGTCTGAAACCGAAGTTAAAGAAGTAGTAGATTTAGAAGAGCAAAAGAACGCAGCTAACAAAGATGCGGCTCCAGCTGAAGCTACTCACCTTAAAAATGACGCTGAAGATTTGGGTGCAGCTGTAGTTAAACCTACGGACGCAAACCCGGACGCAACGAAAAAGGTTAAGCAACACTCAGACCAAGTTAATGCTAACGCAAAAGATGGTTCATTACCTAATGACCAGAAACCTTCTGCGAAGGCTGAAGAAGTAGAAACTGAAGAAGATGTAATTGCTGAAGATTCTATTGATTCAATTGACTTGACTGATGATGTCAAGGCACTAGTTTCATCTGACGCTGACTTATCTGAAGAATTTAAAGATAAGGCTGCGACAATTTTTGAAGCTGCTGTTAAGACTAGAATCAAAGAACAGACGAAAATCCTAGAAGCACAGTTTGATGAAAAACTTGCATCTGAAACTGAAACAGTAAAAGAAGCTATGGTCGAGAAAGTCGATTCATATCTAAACTATGTTGTGGAAGAGTGGATGAAAGAGAATGAATTAGCAGTTGAAAGAGGTATTCGTACTGAAATCGCTGAAGATTTCATCACTGGACTTAAAGGACTTTTCAAAGAGCATTATATTGATGTTCCTGAAGAAAAATACAATGTACTAGATGATTTAACAAGTCAAGTTAAAGATTTAGAATCTAAGTTGAACGAACAGATTGAAAAGAATGTCGTTCTTGCAAAAGGTACTAATGAATTAACAAGAGCAAGTTTAGTCGTTTCTGTATCAGAAGATTTAGCTGATACTGAGAAGGAGAAGTTTGCTTCTATGGCTGAGAATGTTGAATTCGATAGTGCTGAGAAGTTCGCAGAGAAATTAGAAACTATTAAAGAATCTTATTTCCCTAAGACAAAAATAGAAGAGGCAACATCACATACTGATGAAGTTGATTCTGTGGCGGCGAATATACCTGCTGACGCTGGTACATCCGATGCTATGGCTGCATATACGGCCGCTATTTCAAAAAATCTTACTTCTTTAAAGTAAGAGTGATTAACTAAAAAATAAATAACAAGGAGAGATAAATGTATCTTACTGAAAATTTACAAGAAAAGTGGCAGCCAGTCCTAGAGCATCCAGATTTACCAAAAATCGGTGATAGCTATAAGCGTGCTGTTACAACTGTTATTCTTGAGAACCAAGAAAAAGCAGTAAGGGAAGACCGAAGCTTTATGGCTGAGGCTGCACCTACAAACGCAACGGGTAGTTCTGTTGACAATTGGGACCCAGTTCTAATTTCACTAGTACGCCGTGCAATGCCTAACCTAATCGCTTATGATATCTGTGGCGTTCAACCAATGACAGGACCTACTGGTCTTATCTTTGCAATGAAATCACGCTTTGGTTCACAAGCTGGTGCTGAGGCATTATTTGACGAAGCTGATTCAGACTTCTCTGCAAGAGATGCTGCTGGTAATACTGGTTCTGCTTCTGCACATTCAGGCGCTAACCCTGCGACACTAAACGACAGCCCTTCTGCTGGTACATATACTACTGGTGATGGAATGTCTACTGCTCAAGCAGAAACACTAGGTGACGGAACTGATGAGTTTGCTGAAATGGCGTTCTCAATCGACAAAGTTACTGTAACTGCAAAATCAAGAGCTTTGAAAGCAGAGTACACAATGGAACTTGCACAAGACCTTAAAGCAATTCACGGCTTAGACGCTGAAACTGAACTTGCTAACATCTTGTCAAGTGAAATTCTTGCTGAAATCAACCGTGAAGTTGTTAGAACTATCTACACAACTGCTAAGGCTGGTGCACAAGTTAATACTACTACTGCTGGAATCTTCGACCTTGACACAGACTCTAACGGTCGTTGGTCAGTTGAGAAGTTCAAAGGTCTACTTTACCAACTAGAGAGAGATGCCAATGCGATTGGTCAACAAACTCGTAGAGGTAAAGGTAATATAATCATCTGTTCTGCTGATGTCGCTTCTGCGCTTCAAATGGCTGGTGTATTAGATTACGCTCCTGCACTTGCAACTAACTTGAATGTTGATGATACTGGTAATACTTTTGCTGGTGTTCTTAATGGTAAGTTCAAAGTATATGTTGACCCATATAGTGCGAATGTTTCTGCAAGTCAATTCTATGTTGCTGGATATAAAGGTACTTCACCTTACGATTCAGGTATCTTCTACTGCCCATATGTTCCTTTACAAATGGTTCGTGCAGTTGGTCAAGATTCATTCCAACCTAAAATTGGTTTCAAGACTCGTTACGGAATGGTTGCGAATCCATTTGCAACAACTAACGGCGCTGGCGCAATTGATTTAACATCACCTGCTGCTGGAGACCAGAATGTTTACTACCGTAGAGTAAAAGTTACAAACATTATGTAATTTTTTCTACACAGTAGACAAGAAAAAGACACCTTCGGGTGTCTTTTTTTTACTTCCAAAACTCTTATAAATAATAGTATGAAAACATTAAAACAAGTAGAAGCAATAGACTGCATTTGCGAACAAAAATATCAAGACTTAGAAATTACAGAAGCTGAGTATCAAGGTAAGAAAGTCAAACTGAACGACCCGATACGAGGTGGAAGTAAGAAGTTTTATGTTTATGTCAAAGATGGCGACAAAGTAAAGAAAGTATCTTTCGGAGATACGACAGGATTGTCTATCAAAAGAGATGACCCAGCGAGAAGAAAGTCATTTCGTGCTAGACATAACTGTGATACTGCAAAAGATAAAACGACTGCTCGCTATTGGAGTTGCTACCAATGGAGAGCAAACGCACCTGTAAATAACTAATGACAACAACGAATGTAAATACTAGAGAGCCGACCGTACTGGACTATGCAAGCCCTGTTCAGTTTAGGTTTAAGTGTTCTAAACTACCAACTGTAGAGTTCTTTTGCCAGACTGCAAACATTCCTGGCATCTCACTAGGTCAGGCAACTGTAGATACACCTCTCAAGTCAATACCTTTCCCAGGTGATGAGTTAAATTATCAAGACCTAGGCATATCATTTCTTGTAGATGAGAATCTAAACAACTACAAAGAAATACATGATTGGTTACTTGGTCTTGAGAGATACAGGCACAGATAGATTCCCTGGTCAAACTACAAACTCACCAAACAATAATGCAGTACCAGATGGCGGTACATATTCAGATGCTACATTGACAATACTGAATAGTAAGAACATTGCAAAAGTTGAAATAAGATTTCACAATATTTTTCCAACATCTCTTGGTGCATTGTCGTATGATGTACAGGCAAGTGATGTAAATTATCTACAAGCAAATGTAGATTTTAGTTACATGTACTATGAGATAGTGCAACTGTAACACTTGAAATACCCACTTTTCGTGGGCGTATAAATATAATTGATACACTTAAATAATGGATATATTATGACCCTTGAAGAACTACAAGAATCAGCTAACAGAGATTTAAAAATAGACGAAACTGACTTAGGCTCAGAATCGATAAACATACCAATACTTCACAACAAATACCTACAACACTTCAACAAGTTTTCTTTACTTCTAAAGAAGGCAGAATACGAACAGAAAGTTCTTAAACGACAGAAGTGGGAATACTACACAGGCAAATCAGACCCATCAGTTTATAAAGAGAAACCATTTGACTTGAAAATACTCAAGGCAGATGTTCATATCTATATGGAGTCAGATGAAGAGCTACAGAAGGCAGACCAGAAAGAAGTCTATCTAAGACAAGTAGTAAACTATCTTGAACAAGTTTTAAGAAGTATCAACAGTCGAAACTTTGTAATTAAAAACGCTATCGATTGGGCGAGATTTACGAGCGGTGCCCTCTAATGATTAGACATCAAGTATTTGCGACAAACATTTTTGTAGAAGATGACTTTATTGATAAGTCAATCAGTAATGATATGAAACAATACATTGAACAAATGTGGACAATAAGAGAATACGATAACAACTGGCAAACAGGACCAGACTTACACACTAAGCCTGCATTTCAAAAGTTTGCAG